ACGGGGTCGGGCAAAATCGAGGCAGGAACCCAGAGATCACTGGGACGTTCCTCTTTTTCTCGTAACGTACTTTGACGTGGGGTGCGCTCTTCATCAGTCATTGCCAGTCTCCTTTAGACGTGCGTGTGCGGCAGCGTACTGTTGGGGGGTTATCCCAAGTTTCTTAGCGAGATCAACTTGAGTGGACGTTAACTGCACTTTGCGTGGCCTTGCTCCATTATTCCTTGCGGAAGGAGCAACAACCGACGTAACTCTTCGGGTCGTCGCAGGCGCGGGAAGTCCATCTCCGCTTTCATCCGACCAAGAGTATTCGGGGAAACGCTGACGCATTCCCGTATCGATGTACTGAAAATAATTCTCCGAATTCGGGACCAATTCATGGTCCTGCAGCGCCTCCTCATGGAGGGCATAAGCCGTTGCACTCATGACCTTTTCGGTGGGATCACCGAACCAGTCATTGCGTTCAGCCCATGCTGCCGCTTTCGGATCGGGCGCAGCAGGCTGTTGTTGTGCCTGCTGGGCTGCCGCATACGCGGCTTGCTGCTGCTGCGCTACCTGCTGCTGATATGCCGCTTGTTGCTGCGCATACGCATTCGGATCAGGTTGCGGTGGCAGATTGCGTTCATAACGCTCTGCCTCACTTAATTCCGTCTGCGCTCGGAGTAAGCCCTCTTGGGCATCGACCACCTTATCGGTGTCACCCTCCTCATACGCCTGACGGTACGATGATTTAGCGCGATCCAGAGAGAGCCGTGCCCGCTCCTTCACTTGCGAAATCAACGCGCCCTCACCCCGTTGGATGAGTGCCTCGTATTCCCGGTTTTTACCGGCCAACTGCTGGGCCACGTTGACCGCCTCTTCACGCATACGCTCCGCTGCTTCACGCTGGCGGCGCTCCTCATGCTGCTCGTAACGCAGCTTGTCGATGCGCTTACGGACTTTGTCGCTATATCCCTCCAGTTCCTCGTCGGTAATGTCACCATCACCGGCGGTCTCGGCACGTGGAGGACGACGGTCCTCTGGCGGTCGGTCGTCTACAACCTCAATATCCAGATCAGAGGTTTCTTCAACCTGATCTTGAGATCGCTGGCCTATCTGGGTGCGCACTCCGAAAAATTTATCTTCTGCGGATTGCGGTTCTTCTGCGCCGTCATTAACGGTGTTTTCTGCTTCGCTCATACCTTAGCTATACCTCGCGGATCTTCGACCACAGCTTCAACACTGTCGTCATTGATTAACCGGAATTCCCTTCCATGAACTGAAAAGCGTGTGCCCGAATAGGATCGCATTAAAATCCAATCCCCTTCTGCACAGTACGCCCCGGATGGAAAGCGTTTCGGATCGCTATAGGCGTCGGCCCCTAACTTCAGGACAAAGCCAATAATCGATCCCACCTCCTCCGCCTGCAACGTCTGCACGGCTTTTACGATGCCGCCTTCGGTTGCTTCTTCGGGTTCAGGGAGAGCAATCAGTATCTTGTACCCTTTCGGGTCTGGTAATTGCTGCGCTTTGCGAGCGTCTTCGCCAATGGCTTCAAGCTCGTCTTCTACTGTTGCTAATGATTCACTCATTAGGAATTGCCTTGCACTGGAAAAAAGGCGTCCAGAGTCGCCTGCACCGCACATGCGGAGATTTATGCCTTCTCAAGCCGCTCCTGCAGGTCGAGAAGTTCCCGTTCTGCCAGCGCAAGTCCTTCAATGACTCCGCAGCAGCGGGTATATTCGCTGTATTCCTTGCAAGCACCCGTACTCAGGTGATCGCTGGTTTCATTCATAAGCCGCCGTAACTGCTGACGCAGGTACGACAGGGTGTTATCCGGTACGGTCTCGAAATGTTCGACCATGGCATCACTCACCCATCAATTCCTTGGCGATCTCGACCCCAATCTTGGCCTCTTCAATTTGTTCCTTGGAGGCAATCTTGCGGCTCTCCAATTCCTCCTTCGTATTCTCGGAGGCAATCTTGGCCCCCAGTTTGGCGCGTTCAATACGCTCCTGAAGGCTCATTTTCTCTCGATCTAGCTGGTCTTTACTCTTCATTTTCTGCATATCGAGGTTGATTTTCGCCATTTCCGCCTGCGCCTTGGCTTGAGCCTCTTGTTGCTTGATTTCAAGCTCTTGACGCTGCAATTGCAGGATCGGGTCTTCCGCTTCTTCCTGCTCTTTCTCCATTTCCGCTTCTTTTTGGTCTTTACCGAGCAATTGCGCCGCCGCAGGGGCCACAAGCTGCGATAAACGGTACTCAATGTCGTCGGGTAGCTGTTCTTCAGGCGGCGGCAGCGGTACACCCAGCTCTTTTTCGATTTCGTAGCGGTATTGGAAGGCCAAATGCTCGGAAAGGTGGGCCGCCATGGCCCCCTGCATCATTTCCGCGTTCGGACTCTTCTCCAACATGCCCTGAATCTTCGGATCTTCCATCAACGACATATGGGTCTGGATATGGGCCTCATGATTTTGATAAATGAAGGCTTTAACCGGCCCGCCGTTGATAATAGCCATGTTTTCGCTGACCGGATCGCTCGGATCGACCACTTCTTCGGACGGGATGATGTTTTCCGGGTCTTGAATGCCCAAAACCTCCAGCATTTGCCGGTGTAACAGCGGTAAATCGTACATATCGGGCGCTTGCTGGGCCAATTGCAGTGCCGCTTGGTACTGCATGATGCGTTGCGCCATGGTGCCGGCGTTCGGATCGCTGACCGGGATGATATCGACGCGATCATCGAAATCTTCTTGGGTTACCTCACCGTCTACCAGCTCATACGGGTACTCGGTGGGGCCAAAATCATGCACGATGCCCGACAGAATGCGTAATTCCTTGCGCATCGAGGCGTGCATCCGGGCCTGCACCGCGCTCATCACCTTCATTTGCCGCTCTAAGATAGCTAAGGTGGTGCCCACCGGAGCTTCGGCGTTCATATCCGCCACCTTCACGTCGGCGGCGGAAGCAAAACGGCGGCCTTCTTCGACGATGTCGCCCATCATCTGGTAGAGCACGTTGCTTGGCTCTTTGTAGGGCAGGAAAGAAATGTTGTCGCGGATGCTGCCACCCGGCACATCCACATCGCGGAACTCGCCGGGCATAATCGGGGTGTCATCGCCCTTAATGCGTAGCCCCCGCGCCTTCAATCCACCGGGAAGATTACTCAAGGTGCCGGCATCGATCAGTTGCCGCAATAACGACGTGGCCGATTTCGCCAGACCGCCAATCATGTGGATCAAACCGAAGCCGTAAAAGCCTAAACCGGGCAGATACTGGTAGTGAACGAAGTGTTCACGCTTTATCTTCAGCTCGTCGTCTTCGTACCAGTTGCGCCGAATGGAAAGAATAGTACGTGATGACTTGTCAATACTGACGACGTAAGGCAGCGCAATGCCGGTTTCTTCGCCGTTCTCGATATCCTCAAATCCCGGCAGATCCAGATCAACCTGAACCTCCAGAATCGTGTAGCGGCTGTCCATGTCGTAGTTGGCGGAATCGCCCGTCAACTCATTGTATTTGCGCTCAATCTCGCCCGTATGCGGGCTGGGAGAGGGCAGGTCCACGTCAAGATAAAACCCCGACACCTGTAACTTGCGAACCTCATTTTTACTGCGCTTCATGACGTGCGTGGCACGCTCGCAAGTAGACAGATCGGCTGCGCCGTAACTGACAACGAAGTCTTCTGCCGGAACAAACATCGAACAAGGACGCCCCATATTCGGGTCGTAATACACCTTACGGAACGCGGAACCTGCCAACGGCAGGGAGAACAGCATTTTCTCGGTCTCGGAGCGATATTCGGTCATGCGCTCCGTGATCAGGTAATTCAGATAGTTTTTAACGCGATCCGCTTGTTCCTGCTTTTCCGGGGTTAATACCCCGACAATGGCCGTCTTCACCGGGCCACTGGCGGGGAACAGCTCCTGAATCGCCTGCGCCTGAAAGCGCACCACGGATTCTGTTAATAGCGGATGGAACACCCCGCACGCGCCATCCCAAGGAATGGTGCGGTCTTCATGCTTGAGACCCAACAGATCCAAGCCATTGATGTAGGTTTCCTCCCAGTCGCCGCGACTCTCGCGGTCAGACTGGTAGGCCGAGACCAGTTCCGAGGCGACCTCGCGAAGATCGGATTCCTCCATGTATTCGGCCAGATTGGCATCATGGGAAACATCCTCTTCTCCTGCCTGTGGATCGAAGTCGATCAACATGCCGCCGTCGGGGGTTTCCACCGACACCGCCTCGGGATTGACGATCTCTATCTCCATATCCGGTTCATCGACCGGACGTGGACCTTGGCTTAATGGACTGTCTATAGCCATCGATTAAGTCGCAATCTAGCCATTTTTCCTGAATTTCTGCGGACGTGCTGCGCCACTACCACGGGCATAAGTGATGTCATGGCCGTTTTCGACCTTGCCACCAGCAGCATATTTGACTTGGCCTCCACCAGCGTATGAAGCCTGCAATCGTTTCCGTGCGGCCTTTTGCTTCTCCTCTTTGTTATAAAACTCTAAATCGGTGGCACCCTTCACGCCTCTCTTCCTAGCAATAGCCAGATTCTCACGGCGAACCTTTTGCCGCTGCGCTGCCGCGTCTTTTTGAGACCAACCCTCCGGGGTACTCTTGCCGCGCTTCCTATTGACGATGACCTCTTCAATATCGGCATCGCCATACTTGCGCTTCGCCTTGCCGGGCTTATTGGCCTTACTGTCGT